TGAAGAAATGAAAGGTGAATTACAAAGTTACTTAAAACCAGCTGAAGAAGATGGTGGAAAAGAAACTGAAGTATTACCTGCACCTTCTAAAGGTAAGCAAAATCTAGATAGTAAACTTGACGAATTATTTGACTAATGGCTAAAAAGAAAAAAGACGAATCAAATAGAGATGAACTAACAGGGCTTATTGCCGACTCTTTAAACAAGAAATTTAATAAAACTCATCATAGAGTAGCATATTTTCTAGACGGCAGTGAAGATTCCCCTACAGATGTCAGCGATTGGGTCTCTACAGGATCTACAGTGTTAGATCTAGCCATCTCAAATCGCCCTAATGGAGGCTTTCCAGTTTCTAAAATCGTTGAAATAACTGGTCTAGAACAGAGTGGTAAGTCCCTGTTAGCATCTCACATTATAGCAAATACACAAAAGAAAGACGGTATTGCAGTATACATTGATACTGAATCATCATTAAACGCACAGTTTTTACAAGCAATTGGAGTAGATGTTGAAAAAATGGTTTATTTACCATTAGAAACAGTTGAAGACATTATGGATGCAATTGAAAATGTTATCCTTAAAGTTAGAGAGAAAAATCCAGATAAACTTGTAACAATTGTTGTAGATTCAGTAGCTGCAGCTACCACTAAAATTGAGTCAGCCGCTGACTTTGAAAAGGATGGTTATGCCACTCAAAAGGCAATCATTTTATCCAAAGCAATGCGTAAAATTACTAACTTAATTGGTAAGGAAAAAATACTTTTAGTATTCACGAACCAACTAAGACAAAAGATGGGCGCAATGCCATTTGCTGATCAATATACTACTTCAGGTGGTAAGGCTTTACAATTTCATGCATCAGTTAGATTAAGACTTAAACAAGTTGGGAAACTTAAAGAAAAAATCAACGGTGTAGAAGAAGTTGTAGGGTCTGAAGTAGAAGCTATTGTAGTTAAAAACAGAATGGGTCCACCAAACCGTAAAATTCGATACAATGTCTTTTACAGACAAGGTATAGACGATTATGGTGGATGGTTAAAATTGATGAAAAACTATAAAGTTTGTAAGCAATCAGGCCCTATCTGTAAGTATGTTGATAAAGAAACAGGTGAAGAAATTACATTTTATGGTAAAGAATTACAACAACTTTGTGAAGAAAGACCAGAAATTAGAAAAAGAATGTATGAAGACACTTGTGAACAATATGTTATGAAATATCAACATGAAGACCCACAAGAATTAGATCCGGACATTGAAATAGATGAAAGCGGATTATAATGGAAGATATATTTAGTTTATTAGATAACATTGAAAAGAACGATTCTCTAGGTGTTAATGATAGAGTACTGATTGTAGATGGATTAAATTTATATTTAAGAGTATTTGCAGTAAATGGTGCCTTGAATGACAATGGAGTCCCAGTAGGTGGTTTAACAGGTTTTTTAAGATCTTTAGCTTACGCTATTAGAGAAGTAAACCCAACCAGAGTAATTATAGTTTATGATGGTGCAGGTGGTTCACAACGTAGAAGAAAAATCCACAGTGATTATAAATCTAACAGAAAACCAGGCAAACGAATTACTAGATGGGATGCCTTTAAAAACGCATCTGAAGAAAAAGAATCAATGAAGATTCAATTTTCAAGATTACTTGAATATTTAGATTTTCTTCCAATCAATGTTATTTCAATAGACCGAATAGAAGCAGATGATACTATTGCTTACATTGCACACACATTATTAGACAAAGAAGTTACTATAATGTCTGCAGATCAAGATTTTTTACAATTAGTAAACGATAGAATCACTGTATGGAGTCCAACTAAAAAGAAGTTTTATACCCCTCGAATGGTAGAAGCTGATTATGGGATACCGGCTCACAATTTTTTAATGTATAAAGTTTTAATGGGTGACAAATCTGACAACATCGAAGGTGTTAAAGGATTAGGACCCAAAAAATTACCTAAAATAGTTCCAGATCTATTTACTCAACAAACCCTTGATCTTGATTTCATTCTGGAACATGCGGGTAAAGGAGAAGAACCTATGCATAAAAGAATTAGTGAGTCGGCAGACCAACTCCAACTAAATGAAGAATTAATGGATTTAAAAAATCCACCAGTATCTGGAGAATTAAAATTAAAAATAGCTAGATTAATAGAGGCACCAATAAATTTGCTTTCCCGAAATGACTTTATTATAATGTATAATGATGATCAATTAGGAAATGCTATTAAAATACCTGATTTATGGTTAAAAGAACACTTTATTAAATTAAACACATTCGCAAAACAAACACATGAGTAAATTAACTCAATACGGACATTCATTCCAAACTAAAGCTATTGGAATCTTAATAACCGATAGAGACTTTCTACAACAAATTGCAGATATAGTTTCTCCAGATTATTTTGATAATGATGCTGGTAAATGGATTATTCGTAAAACACTCAGCTATTACAACGAATATAAAACAGTTCCTACAATGGAAGTGTTTAAAGTAGAACTTGAAAATTTAAATAAAGAACTACAAAATGTAGCTGTTAAAGATTTACTTAAACAAGCATATAAAGCATCAAAAGCAACAGATTTAGCTTATGTAAAAGACACGTTTTTAGATTTTTGTAAAAATCAAACATTAAAGGGTGCGCTAATGAAGTCAGTTGATTTGTTAGAATTAGGTGATTATGATGATATTAGAAATTTAATTGATGGTGCTTTAAAAGCAGGAACCGAAAGAGATATAGGTCATGAGTATATAGCAGAACTAGAAGACAGATTTAGAGAAGAAGCTAGAAATACTATAGCTACACCTTGGCCACTTATTAATAATCTTTTAGGTAATGGTTTAGGACAAGGCGATTTAGGTTTAATAGCAGGAGGACCCGGTGGGGGTAAATCATGGGCTTTAATAGCATTAGGTGCTCAAGCTGTAAAATTAGGCTACACAGTTGTACATTACACTTTAGAATTAAGTGAAAAATATGTAGGTAGAAGATATGATGCTTGTTTTACAGAAATACCTGTAGGAGATATTACTAATTTTAAAAAGGAAGTAACAGAAAGTTTATCAACCTTACGAGGTGGTCTTTACATTAGAGAATATCCAGCAGGACAAGCAACTGTAAACACTATACATGCACATTTAGAAAAATGTATTCAACAAGATATACATCCAGATTTAATTATTGTTGATTATGCTGATTTGCTTACTTCTAAATTAAGTAAAGAAAAAAGAGACAAATTAGATGACATTTATACTAGTTTGCGTGGTTTAGCTACTGAAATGAAGGTTCCTATTTGGACAGCTTCACAAGTAAATAGATCAGGAGCAAGAGAAGATATTATTCAAGGAGACAGAATGGCTGAAAGTTATTCTAAAATGATGATTACTGATTTTGCAATGTCATTAGCTAGAAGTGCCGAAGACAAAGAAAATGGCACTGGTAGATGGCATATTATGAAAAATAGATATGGAGCAGATGGTATAACTTATGATTCAGTTATGGATACTGCAATAGGGAAGATTGAAATAAATATGAGAGGAAATAATAGACCGCAACAAACCAACAGTGAAGATCTTTCGCCTGCACAGCGAAGAAGAGGACAAAGAGCTTCCAACGAGTTTTTTGGGTTTTAGCGGGTTTTGTTTGTATATATTGTACTTATAACACACAAGGGTTTACCCCTTTTTTTATTTCTAAATTTAAAAAATAACAAAAATGACAAAAAAAGATATCACACAAGAAAGAATAGTATATAAACCATTTGAATACCCAACAGCATTTGACTATTGGTTAAAACAACAACAAGCGCATTGGATACACACAGAGGTTCCAATGATGAGTGATATCAATGATTGGAAACAAAACTTAAATGAAACTGAAAAAAATATTATTGGTTCGATTTTAAAGGGATTCGCTCAAACTGAAACTGTAGTTAATGATTATTGGACAGGATTAGTTACAAAATGGTTCCGTAAACCAGAAATTATTGCTATGGCAACTGTTTTTGGTGCCATGGAAACAATTCATGCTGAAGCTTATTCTTTATTAAATGAGGAATTAGGTTTAGATGATTTTAGTGAATTTTTAGAAGATGAAACAACAATGGCTAAAATAGAAGCT